GGTTGTGTTTTTGCAAAATCGCCACGCGCTGCGTGCGCTCAGTATCGGAAAATGGGTAAATTTGCCTTAGCCAAAAAAATAACAACAAAATACAAACCATGAGCTCCTCACACTATTCCCGCCCTCCCCAGGGCGACGTCGGCAGCGACACTATCCGCATCCCACTTGAGGCGGGTCAAACCAACCAGCGGCGCCACAGCCGCTTAGCTGCCAATATCTGGTTGCTGGTCGGAATCGTCCTTCTATTGGCCGACGGCACTGCAATGATGCATTTTGCCGACTCGGGCGTCGAGGCCTGCATCATTGCGGCGCTCACGATGCCGACGGGCATTTTTGTAATTTTGGCAGCATTGGAGGCTCGGAAATAATGGGCTCCCAATTGCACGCTGGCTACGCAGCGGCGAGGCGTTACAAGTTATTATTAGCCCGGGTAAAAAAACCCGACCAAACCAAAGCCGAAACCCTGGCAGCAAAAAACGCTAGGGCGGCAAAAAACAAATCCCTGCGCGCTCGGTGCGCTGGATTGGAGGCACAAAAATGAGTAGGATGACCACCGCATTTCAAAAGATCCGGGCTCGCATCATCGAGCTCTCGGATAAAGGGGAGAACAACCAAGTGATTGCCCGGCAGATGGGGCTCAAGACTTCCGAGATCAATTCGATTCTGGAAGAGCACCGCAATGAGCGACCGAAACCGCAATTCGGGTTTGACTATTGCCGTCAACTGGCAAAGGAAGCGGGGTTGCTGCCATGAGGCGACCCGCCATGAAGTCAATCGGGATACAGGATGCCTACCCCTCGCAGGCTGAGGGCGGGCTAGCTGGCGACACCTCAGCCAGTCTCAAGCGGGCTCTAAAAGCCTGGGATCAACGGAGATTTGATGCGGAGAGACCGTATAAATACGGAACCGGCAGGTCGCAGTACGTCAGAAAAAAACCAACAACAACAAGAGAGGAAGCAACATGGAACCCAAAAAAATGAACATCAGATCATCGGCTCTACCAAAACTAGCCCTATGCGGTCAATTTGAGGGAGCTCAAGGCGAACCCTCGGAAGCCGCAACTCGGGGGCTCAAGCTAGATGCCGCGCTTCGTCAGGCCTGGACGACCGGCGAAGTTCCTCCGCTCAGTCAGGAGGAAGCCATTGCAGTTGCATGGTCATTTGACCAGATTGACGCGCTGAGGGAAAACGCTGCGGTCGAAATGCGCGAGGAGTTTTGCAAAATTCTTGTCCCGATCATCGACTACACTGGCACCGCCGATGCTATCTGCGCCGAGCAACTATGGATTGCTGATCTTAAGTCGGGCCAGATCCGTAACTACCGCGAGCAGATGGCCGCGTATTGCCTTGGCCTAATGACACAACACATGGAGTCCGAGTGGACGTATCATCTGCTATTCTGCGACCAGCAGAAAGTTGTTTCTGAAACGCTGAGTTTCCGCGAGGCTTATGAGATTGTTTTCAACGTGGTGAAAAATTTAAGCGAGCCACCTAAGGCAAACGAGTACTGCGGATGGTGCTCAAAGTCACTCACCTGTTCAGAGCGCGTAACGGCCTTGGAGTTGGTGGAAAAAAGCTTTGAAATGGTCCTCAACGACCCCGATAAACTTGGTGAGTTTTTGGATAAATGCCGCGTGCTGGACGATTTTAGGGAAGCAGCCGAGGAGCAGGCACGAAAACTTTTAGATTCGGGATTCCGCGTCGCAGGTTGGCGATTGCAAAAAGGCCGCACGACCGAAACCGTTAGCGTGGAGACGCAAATTTCATCCGGGCTTTATCCGCTCGCGCTTTTAGACGCGCACGGCCCGCTCAGTGCCAAAAAATTTCGGGAACTTGTCGGCGAGGGCGTCGAGTTTCCGACGATCAGTAAAACCAGTAAACCATCACTCACAAAAATCAAATGAACGAGATACAATTGATCCCCATTGGGGACATTCAAGAAATGGCAATCGCCATGTCGAAGTCTAAGTTTTTCGGGTTTAAAACTCCCGAGGAAGCCGCCGCACTAATGCTAGTGGCTCAAGCCGACGGACTTCACCCGGCGAAGGCCGCGACTCATTACCACATCATTCAGGGCAAGCCGTCGTTGAGTGCAGATGCCATGCTGGCTCGGTTTCAATCGGCTGGAGGCCGCGTCCAGTGGGGTGCGTATGGTGATGACGCCGTCGCTGGGACGTTTACACATCCGGCTGGCGGCTCGGTTACCATCCGCTGGGATTTGGATCGGGCAAAAAAGGCTTGCATAGGAAACCTCCAGAAATTCCCAGCCGCAATGCTGCGGTCTCGATGCATTACGGAGGGCGTCAGGACGGTATTCCCGGGCGTCATCGTTGGGATGTACACACCCGAGGAAGTCGCTCAGTTTGCTCCAGCGGAGGTTGCACAGGCGGCACTTCCTGAGCCTCGGAAATTTGCGCCATTTCACGAATCCACGGCAGCTTTAGAAGCTTCCGAATCGCTGGCGGATTTGAAAAAAACATGGTTTGAGGTTGCTACAAACTGCGACCCGGCAGACCTTCCAATTTTAACTCAACTCAAAGACCTCCAGAAAGCTAAACTTATCTAACTTATGTCCTACAAATTCATTATTCCTACTCTTCGTTATCCCGCTCCAAAGGCTGGCGAATACATCGCGGAAATCAAAACCGTATCCACGAAAAACCGCGACGGCGAAAAACTCATCTCACGCAATGGCGACCCAAAGTTGTCGCTCGGGTTGCTGCTCATTAACACCGATGGCAACCTGTACGAAACCACTGAGTTTGTAACACTTCCAACGCTTGATGAAAACGGAAACCCTGTGCAGGAAACCGGAGTTTACTTGCTCCGAAAACTCTCCGAAATCCTGCGTGCTCTTGGGCATGACATGACCACGGGCGACGGGTTTGAAATCAACTCCGCAGCGTTCCTCGGGCGAACGGCAAAAGTTACAGTGGAGCTTGGTCCGGAAACGAATGGGAAAGTCTACACTCAGATTAAAACGTGGGAACTTAGCCCGCGAGCGGTAGCCGCAAAGGCGGCTGACGATCAGATCCAGTTCTAAATCGGCTGAGGAGGGGCGCGCATTCCGACCACGCGCATTACATAAATGAAACTCAGAGATTATCAACAAGCTGCCGTAAACGAGATCCGCGCGGCATTCGGGGCAGGGTCATTGCGACCACTGCTGGTTGCTCCGACCGGCGCAGGAAAAACCGTCATTTTTTGCTACATCGCACAAGCCGCAGCGGCTCTCGGGAATCGAGTAACGATCCTCGTTCATCGTCAAGAATTAGTCGATCAAACATCGCGTGCTCTGGATGCTAACAGCGTTCCTCACGGGATCATTGCAGGCGGGCGCACAGACTCGCGAGCGCATTTGGTTCAGGTCGCCAGCGTTCAGACTCTGGCGCGGCGGTTGCACAAATACGAGACGCCGCAAATTGTTATTGTCGACGAGGCTCACCACGCCGTTGCTGGCACCTGGCGCTCAGTGCTTCAGCATTACTCATCGGCGCGAGTTCTGGGAGTCACGGCCACCCCACTGCGGTTGGATGGCAAGGGATTAGATAGCGTTTTTGACACATTGATTCTCGGCCCAAAGGTGGGCGAGCTTATCGAGCAGGGGTTTCTCAGTCGCCCGCAATACTGGAGCAAGCCGTTGATGGACGCTTCCAGCGCCCGAATTACGATGGGGGATTACGCCATCGAGGATCTTAACGCGATGCTGACCGACGCGATCATGGGAGACGCCGTCGCCGAGTACAAACGACGCGCTGACGGACTCCCGGCGATTGCGTTTTGCCCCTCTATTAATCGCGCCCTGGCTGTTGCTGCCGCATTCCGATCGGCCGGTTACCGCTGGGCAACGATTGATGGGACGCTAGACAAAGGTGTGCGGCGGGAACTGGTAGAAATGCTTGGAGACGGGCGCTTGCATGGGTTGTCGGCGTGCGAAATTGTTTCCGAGGGATTCGATCTTCCAGTGGTGACGGCGGCAATCCTGCTGCGCCCAACGGCGTCGCTCTCAATGCATCTCCAGCAGATCGGGCGAGTGCTCAGGACTCACTCCACTAAAGAGCGGGCGATCATCATCGACCACGCTGGCAACCTCCACAAACACGGCGCCGCTGAGGACGAACGCGAGTGGTCGCTGAAGACTCGTAAAAAAAAGAAGGGCAAGCCCGAATCAATGATGAAGGACTGTCCACAATGTTATTGCTGCGTGGCGCTTGCCTCTCTGACCTGCCCAGAGTGTGGGTATCTGTTTAAGACGAACGAGCGTAAAGTTTCAGAAATCGAAGGAGATTTGGTTGAATTTAACCCGGGCACACATAATCTAGCGACGCTGATGGCATCGGCAAAAACACTTTCGGATTTTCAGCGAATCGGAAAAATGAAGGGCTACAAGCCTGGGTGGGCTTGGCACCAAGTGAAGAAACCAAAATTTAGTTATAACCTATGATAAATGAAGAAAAATATGTCGCTATGGCTCAGGAGCTTGCGGCTACAAAGTTAAACCTTAGAATGGCGATGAAGCTGCTCAAAAGAGCGTGCTCTTTCGATCAACGAATTGAGCCAAAAGAGACTTGGGAAATGCAGTTGAAGGGGTTGATGGAAGAGGTGTCGCTATGAAAAAAAGCGGAAGCAAATCTTTTTCAAATATGGTGCGGAACAAAAAACGCAGCGGTGCAGTTTTTGTGAAACCGAACGGTCAATGTGTGCGGGCGGGAACTGCAAAAGACATGGAGCGAGGAAATTATTTTCACCGTTCAAGAATTGCCGCAGACATTGAAAAAATATGAACCAAATTCAAACCGTTGAAGAGGCCCTGGAGGCCGTTGCTGACTCAATCGACTCCAGCTCTTTTGTGGACTACGTTCGCAAAGGGTTAGAGGCTGGGCACGATCTAAACTACAAGCTGACGATTAAAGATGGCACGCAAGGCATTGTCGTTTCGTTTGTTGCGGAGCGGAAATTTCCAACCAGAACACTAAAAACATTCATCCGACTTACTTAAAATGAACACACAACAAATCATCAAGGAGCTTAGACAGGCTGGCCCGCTTGGGCCAACGGTTAACGACCTCATGCTTGCGGCGGCGCGCAGGCTGGAGCAGCAGGAGTTAGAGTTGGTTGAGGCTCTCCGGGAGCGCAACCTGACGGTTGCAAATTTGATTGACCAGCGCGACGCGGCTTGCGATGAGTTTCGTAAAATAGCTCGCCCGGAGCCCTCGCGGCTTGAGTTAGCAGGCCAAATTTATAGCGGAAGCAAAAATGTTTCCCCTCGTCAGGCGCTTTTAGCGGCAGACGAAATGATTGCAGCAACAAAATACTAATATGCTCAGCACCGGATTTCCCAGCGACGAAGACGAAGGCTTGGACGAAGGTCCAATATGCCAGACGTGTCTACACGAAATGGATTTAGACGGCGCGGAATGGTATTGCGCCGAGTGCAATAAAAAACAAGAGGAGGCTAAATGACCGACGAACAAATCAATGCGGCTATCAGCAAAATCACTCATTGCGATGAACATTGGATGCTTCCAAAAATCTACACGCACGACCTCAACGCCATGCACGAGGCGGAGAGGTGGCTTAGTCCAATTGACCGGGAGTACTACATTGACACGCTGGGAGACATGTTTGACAACGCCTGGGAGCTTGCTTTGGCATCCGCCCGCCAACGCGCAGAGGCGTTTTTGAAAACGGTGTACAAATGGGAGGAGGCACTAGAATGACCGAATCCACGATCCAAAACAAAATTCGACTCGCGCTCGGCTCGCGTCCTGACGTCCGGCTTTTTCGCAACCACGTTGGAGTGGTTAAAGACCAGCGTGGCCAGGTTCACACATTCGGCCTCCGCAAAGGATCCGCTGACCTCATAGGATGGGTGCGGATTTTTCACATCGCGGTTTTTTTGAGCATCGAAGTTAAGACGGCCACGGGCCGAGTTAGGCCAGAGCAGCAGCAGTGGATGAAAAACGTAAATGAATCGGGCGGCATTGCTTTTGTCGCTCGCTCTGAAGAAGAAGCAATAGACCAATTAAATGAATATATCAGCGCAAGACATCGCCTCCTCACTATTTGTTATAGAGTGGGAAACTCCGCAACTGGGGTGGATGGAGTGCCCAGGACTTTCGCAACACACGGGCAAAAATAATCCCGCAGACTGCCGCATTACGCTCGATGATGGGCGTCCTCCGACGATTCACTGTTTTCACGACTCCTGCTCAGACCAGCTTGCAGCCGCAAATAAATCTCTGCGCTCGGCCATTGGGCGTGCGGAGAAATCCCCGGCGCCGATTCGACATGCGGTAGTTCAAAAACAGCCGGAGGTTGCAAAAAAACCACTTGTTGCGCGGGATCTTCCGCCACCGATGAGCGGGGGGTTACAACGGCACCTCGCAGCGTGTTTTGCTGAGGATGAGTGTGTTTCCATTGTCGCGGCCGATAAAGACGGCGACATCACAAGCAAAGGCGAGACGTTTAACCCAAAACAGGTTCAACCGACTGCCCGCTGGGGGACGTTTATCCGCGTCAACCCGATGCGGCTAGGTGGGTCTAAAAACGACGAAGTCACTGCATTTCGCCATGTTCTCATTGAGTCCGATAAAACTCCGAAGCCGCTCCAGTGGGCTGCGATCATCGCCAGTGGTCTTCCCGTTTCCTGCGTGGTGGATTCTGGCGGCAAATCACTTCATGCCTGGGTCCGCGTCGACGCCGAAAACGAAGCCGAGTATCGGGCGCGTGCCAAAAAAGCAGCAGACGCTATGGACGCTTTCGATGGCGTCACCGTGGATCGCTCCTGCCTCAATCCTGCACGGTTTGCACGGCTCGCTGGAGCGCAGCGCGGGGAGGCTAGGCAGGAACTGCTTGCGCTCGGCATCGGCGAAGTCTGCTGGGAAGACTGGGAGAAACCTGAGCCAGTGCCAGCAGCACTAGTGGATGACAAACCGTTTCTGATCCTTGGCAACCTTAACCGCGTTTACTATTACCTTAGCCGCCGTACCGCATCATTAGTGGCATTGACCTCGGGGCAACATACTCGCAACGCGCTGATGGAACTTGCGCCGCTCTCATGGTGGGAGGCTGAGATGGATAAAAAGGGCGATGTTCTAATTCAGGTTGCCGTGGACTGGCTCATTCAGACCGCAGGTGGCATGGAGTTCAGCCCAGGGCATATTCGCGGCCGAGGTGCATGGCTCGATGAAGCGCGTGTGATTTTCCATGCGGGCAACGCGCTGTTTGTGGACGGGATCCCGGGCGACCTGTTATCGGTGCGCTCAAAATACGTTTACGCGCGCGCAGAACGGCTCGGAGTCGCACCCGCTGAACCGCTATCCAACGCGGAGGCGAATAAGCTGCGCACCATGCTGGGTTGTTTCCAGTTTGTAAATCCACTCGACTCGCTTTTCATGGCCGGATGGCTTGTGACTTCGGCGATCTGCGGAGCATTGGACTGGCGGCCCCACATCTGGCTCACAGGCGCGGCAGGCTCGGGGAAAACGACCATCCTTTCCGAAGTGGTTGAGCCGCTCCTCGGGGATATTGCGCTCCATCTCCAGGGCAACACGACCGAGGCCGGCATTAGGCAGGCTCTCGGGTGCGACGCTCGACCTGTTATTTTTGACGAGGCGGAGGGAGAGGGAGAGTCAGGGCAAAAACGCATGGCCGAGGTCGTGGCCCTGGCTCGCGCCGCATCTCGGGAGTCAGGCGCCGTTATGCTCAAAGGGGGCGCCACTGGGCAGGCTATGTCCTACCGCATCCGTTCGTCGTTTCTGTTTGCGTCCATCGCCGTCTCGCTGGATAAACGCGCTGACCAAGGCCGCATCACGGTTCTCGAGCTCACTCCAGAGCATTTGCGGACCCAGGATCGGTTTTCGGAGGCCAAACGGCTTATGGCGGAAACTGTGGATCGCCCGGGGTGGTGCGAGCAATGGCGGGCGCGATGCATTTCGCTGGCAGCAGTCGTGGCGGAAAACGCCATTACGTTTAAGCAGTCTGCACGCGGCAAACTGGACGAGGCCCGAAACGCGGATCAAGTCGGCGCATTGCTTGCCGGCGCTTATGCGCTGACCTCCCCCGACCGCATCACGCTGGAGACTGCCACCGCGTGGGTAGACGCTCAGGATTGGACGTTCGCTAGCGCTGACCGTGGCGACACCGACGAGCGATCACTGCTCAACCGACTGCTGGAGTCTTGGTTGCAGGTCGACACGCTAGACGGCCCTGGAAGGGCTAAAATCACCGTTGCAGAGGCAATCCGGGAGACTCGCTCGGAAAACGACAGCAGGGCGCGCTGGGCGGCAGAGGCGCTCGCCAGGGTTGGGGTGCGTGCACGGGAAGAACACGTTGATATCGCGACGAACGGAATCGAACTTCGCCAGAGATTCGGCGTGACGCGCTGGGTGGATCAACTGAAGCGGTTCCCAGGCGCAGTGCGCATGGACTCGCAGGTGCAGATCGGCGCCATGCGGAAACGCACCGTGCGGCTTCCCATGGACCTGTTTTGAACACTCAAAAACTCAACTCAACTCCGGAGGGAGATAGACATATATAGAGAGAGAGAAATATCCCTATATATATATATCTATATATAGAGTTATATGAGTATTGTGAGTTTTTTCTCTGTAAAACCAAAAAAAGGGACTGAGTCATGAGTGAGTGTTCTGAGTATTTTGTGCTGGTTGGGCCGCTCTGTAGGAGTTGGGTGGCGGTTGTGCGGTGCGTTGACCCTGCCGAGGGGGCGGCGCTGGCTAGTATGACGATGGACAGAGATCCGACGTGTTTCTGCGACATCAAATGGCGCACAATGCCCACCGCTCAAATTGGAGATCTTGAGCTTTTAGGCTGGACATTTCGAAAGTCGTGCGCGAAACCCGAATGAATGGACGAGGATACGATCAGCGAATTGCTAGACATGGGGATCCCGGAGCGACACGCTGAGACGGTAGAGGCATGGCATCGGGCAGTAGTTGCTGAGGCTCGGGGCGACGCGACAGTCGACATTGCATGGCGCATCCTAGAGTGGTTGCTCTCGCCATTACCTAAGCTATGGGATGCCAGATCCAAAGCGATTGGATTGGCGTTTGCGGTCGGTCGCCCTGATTTTGCTGGTTACGAGACGCTTGACGACGCAGGCCGAGGCGAGGGCGTTAGCCATGCGACGGTGGCGAACTGGAAGAATGCAGCGCTGCATGCAATGAAAGGCCACCCCCCTAAGGAATCTTTTTAAGGGGGCTTTTTGTCTGCAGTTAGCAACTCTAGTTCCTCTTTTTTATGAGTAATCTGAAAAATCCAAGTTACCAAATCGAAATGATCGGGATTGAAACGCTGATCCCGTATTACACTAACGCGCGCAAACACTCCGATGCCCAGGTGGCTCAGATTGCAGGAAGCATTCGAGAGTTTGGGTTTACCAACCCAGTGCTGGTTGACGCGGAGTCAGGCATCATTGCAGGCCACGGGCGCGTTTTAGCGGCTAGAAAGCTGGGGCTCTCGGAAGCGCCCTGTATTCGGTTGGCGCATTTAACAGCGACGCAGAAGCGGGCTTATATTTTAGCAGATAACCGACTTGCAGAAACTGGCGGGGGCTGGGATGAGGCGCTGTTAAAAATGGAGGTACAGCAACTAAAAGAATTTAATTTTGATACCAGTTTTACTGGCTTCAATGAAGATGAGGTGAATGCTTTGTTGTATCAAATTGATGAAACCACCAACACTGAAAAAGGAAAAAATCCGCTAGAAAAGCTTGAAAAATATTTAGAGTCAGAAACTAAAGTAATATCTATCCCGTTTGAATCTGAAGAATTTATTTCTGTAGTGAATAGGTTAGACAAAATAATGGACGAAAAAAAATTAAGTTCATATAGCCCTTTGCTTGTTATGCTTATCGATTTTTATGAATCAAATAGAAATAACTAAAATCAAAAATTGTGACAACCTTGTGCGGACAATTCCAACGGCTGAACAATTTGACACATTGATTTCTGAAGATTGCACGGTTTTTTATGAAGGAAAACCGGTTGCAGTTTATGTCAATACACCGAAATCGTTACTTGGAAAAATGAGGCAAATTGCTAAAAATACAAAATTTGCAAAGACAGCACGAACTTGGGGGTTGCCAACTCAATCAAGCGTGTTTGGGAGTTTGCCGCGAAACCCTTTAAGAAATGACAAATGCCGCTTTTCAAAACAGACACAGGAAGAACGTAAAAATTTTATTGATTCTTTTTCGTTTGCAAACTATGTCGCAGAAGTTTACCGGCAGTATCTTCCTGAAGCTTACAAATTCAATAGGCGAGTTATTTCAGAAAATATTTTGCCTGATTGGCTACCAAATGAATCACCGTTTACGACATGTAATTTTAATATTAATCACGCTATTAAACACCACAGAGACACCGGAAATTTCAAAAATATTTTTTCAAATGTTCTTATCCTCAAAGAAAGCGTTATCGGGGGCTATTTGGTTTTTCCTGAATTGCAAATCGCGCTTAGTCAAAGCGATGGAGCACTTGGAATTTTTGATGGGCAAAAATGGATGCATGGCGTAACTCCTTTGTCTCGAATATCAAAAGATGGCTACAGGGCTTCGATTGTTTTTTACGCGCTCGATGGGATGAAGAAATGCTACCCTTATAAAGAAGAATCGGAGCGTTTTGCAAAAGTTAAAACAACTAGGGCGCAACAACGCGCAATTGGAAATGCTGCGCTCAGAAAAATGGTTGGAAAATGAAACTTTCTGATCAAGCCCAACACGCGCAAGTAAAAAACATTTTTGCCAAACTCAAGGCTGGCAAAACAATTTCAAAGCGCGAACAAGCGCAAGTTGAAGCCTACGAGCGAGGGCAGGAGCCACCCAAGACAACGCGGGAATGGGCCGCGCATTACGGCGTTTCGCACGTTGCAATTATTAAGTGGGGTAAGGCTGGAGCGCCACTGAAGGGGACGGTCGAGGAAATGGACGCTTGGCTAGCGGCAAAAAGAAAAGAGCCGCCCGTGGGGTTGTCTGACGCCAAACTCCGCAAGACAATGCTAGAGGTGGAGCGACTTGAGATCCAAAACGCCCAGGCCCGCGGCGAACTTATTAACCGCGCTGAGGTGCGGGAGGCTGGGGTGCAGATTGGCGCCATTCTGTCGGCAGAGTGTCAGGCTCTGGTAAACGATTTAACGGGACAGATTGCCGGTCAGTCCGAGGAGGAGGTTCGGCCAAAGCTTCAGTCCCGCATTGACCTTTTATTGGACAGGGTAAAGGCCAAGCTGAATGAATCCACTTAAGGATGGGGTCGCGGCTGGCATCGTGACCAGCTACCAGGGCGACCCTCTGGACTGGCTAGCGGAGCACGTCCGGCTGCCGCACTCGGCGCGGTCGACGCGGTTTCAGCGGGACAACGCGCCCTGGCTTAACGACATT